TATTGAAAGCTATCGTGAGATTGTCAGACATGGGAACCTCCTAAGATGGTCGAACCCATTGAAGAATGTAATCGTCAAACCTTCCAGTCATGTCGCCTTCAAAGAGTGCTCTGATTGCGGGCAGGCTGACAAGCAACTCTGCCGAGTTTTCCGGATATCCGGAAAGCAGAGCTTCTAGCTCAGGTAGTGTAACTACCAGAGATCCAACAGACCCAGCCGACCCCGAGAGGAGGATATGGAGCGGGGGGAACTCCACGAGGAGAGATCCCGAGGTCGGCTGGCTTGCTGTGAAAAGTGTTCGGATAAGTGGAAGAGTAACCGCAAGGTTCCCGAGTTGTCCGGTCTTCCCGGTCAGCAGGGAAGTAATCGCCGGCAAGTTGATGGCAAGGCTGGCCGCAGTGCCGGAGGTTCCGGTGAACAGAGCTTCGACGGCGGGGATGAAGGAACTGAATGACGCTCCGCTTTCGGCAGCGAACTCGATCGGAGGCAGGTCTACATATAACCCTCCTGTTATTCCTACGACCGCATTGAATAACGCCTCTGCCAGAGGCAGGTCGATCTCAAGACTTCCTCCAGAAGCAAGGAGCGCCTCCATGGGAGGCAGTGTAACCTGTAGATCACACCTTGGGCCAATAGCCTCGAAGTAAGCAGTCAGGACCGGCAGGTCAACGACGAGCGAGCCATAGGGTCCCTTCGCCTCAAAGAGCGAAGTGATCGCCGGCAGGGAGACGACGAGGCTCGATGTAAGCCCTGGCATCGTAACAACCGTCGGCGCGTAGCCTGTCGAAGCCGAGACTCCAGTCGCAGGCTTGGCGTAATCATCCGTCGCATCGATCGTCGGGACGTACCCAGTCGAAGTCGAGACTCCGACACTCGGGTAAATAGTCTCCTGACCATCGTCAGGATAGAGTAGTCCGAGACGGATACTCATATTACATCACCAGCAAGTTCCAAAGAAAATCACGACCGGTGCCGTCCGTTTGCTCAAGGATACAAACAATCTCAGTATCCACAGGGACTGGGGGAGAATATTTGATCGGGTCGGCCTGCGGATCAGAGTAGGTCTGCTTGTACGCCACGCGCGAAGTTCCTCCAGCGGCTGCTTTCGTCATGATGGTCAAAACTACCTTATCTCCAAGAGCGAGGTTGCCAGTGTCGACCACAAGGACGTAAACCCCTGCGGTTGACTCTGTATCGAGAGTATGAGGAGTATCTATAACTGCTGTCTGGGTGGCTGTTCCGGCCGATGCGACTGCCATGGTGTCTCCTTAAATGCTATACATGATTATATCGAAAAGCCTGTCTGTCGCATCAACGATAGTGCAGGATGCACGTACTGCGATCCTGGTGCCGGCAGGGATGTTGAGTTTGTAGAATGGAGTACAACTAGGAGCCACAGAATCAGTATTGACGCTTGCAGATATGGCTATATTCGGAATAACCACTTGCTCGCTGCCTGCTCCGCCGATGCCAATATCCACCAGCCAGAAACAGTCGGTTCTCGCAGTGTTTGCGATGTTACCGAAGGTGAAAAACGCCTCTCGTACATCAAGAGCAGTACTGGCTGTTAGTTGAACCCATGCACCTTTCGCGTTGTCCGTGGCTCCAGGATCAATCGATGTTCCTCCTGAATCAGCGGTACTTGCTCCGGTAGTAGTCAACGTCCCGCCGGAAGGGATATCACTACTTTCGAGGAGGATGCCACATCTAACCATCCGGCTTGCCGATGTGCCTGTAGCCTGCGCTCTCGCAGCAATTCTCGTCCCGGCCGGAATCGGTATCGGTATCCTTGGGTTGAACCCAGAAGAGTTGCCGGCAGCCGAACCTGCGGAAACAGAAAGGTTGGAAGCGATAGTCTGCTCGCTCCCCGCTGCACCTATGCCGATATCGACAAGATAGTCTGATCCCTCAAATAAGTACGGAATCATCACCGTGAAGGCCGCTGCGTCTATCGCCGAAGACGAAGTCAGTTCTACCCACGACCCCTTAGTGTTCGCCGTCAGCGACGGATACACCGCCAGTGGCCGGGCGAGAACGTCATTCCCGACCATGCTGAAAACCTGCGACGTTCCTTTAAGTTGCCAGTCGCCCATTATGTCACCGTAAAGATTCCGCTTGCGGAGAGTTGAATGACAAAGTCATTACCGTCGGTAGCTGTCTTATCTGCCCCACTCTCAAGCTCGCAGTACCTGATAAGCTTCCCGGAGGCGACATGATAAATGACTGCGTACCGAGCGGTAATCGGCCCAACTGAAGCGGTCCAGGAGATATCAGCCGCGTCCCATTTGTCCGTCCCTGACGTATTCGTATACGCTACAGAAGTCAGAGCTGCGCCTCCAGCAGAGTACCCATTCGCCGCGGCGTGCTCGTGAGCAGAGAGATCCGCCCATGTGTCGTCCGTCAAATCTGGCGTGTAGGTACTGAGAAGCAGGGCGCACTTATATACTCCGGCGCCGGCATCGTCGAAATCAACGGTGCCGATCATTCCGTAGTAAGTGCCCTTATTAAATTTGATCCATGCACTTGCCATACATCACCCTCTACGCTGCGCTAGGTTGTGTGACCGCCGCCGCATCCACCGTGACAGTTGCTCCGACAGCAACGCTCAGGCTCGACAGACGAAGTTCTCCAGTACCGACGCCGCAGACACCGTCGAATCGTTCTGCCGTAGTAGAAGCTCCGGTCACATACGCATTCGAGTAATACCTGAACCAGCCGGCAGTTCCGGCCGCAAGGCCTACACCGCTCCAGACCTCGCCAGTCTCTTTGCTCGTCACGCCGGCAGCGGCATCTCCGAGATTCAGGCCGTTAGTGGCCGTCCCGCCTACGAAAGCGCCGGAGGCAACAGTGATCCGGACAAGCTTGGTTCCAGACTCGGCGAGGTCGGCAGTGGCCGGCTGCGAGCCGGAGTAGATCTCAATCACGCCGTTCTTGAAAATCTCGTCGAACGATCCGCCGTTTGCACCTGCGCCGATGATAACTTGGTCGCCAGCGATCTCGGTAGAGAGCGATCCGGCTGGGATCTCGAGGTAGCCAGCAGCAACCGCCGAGACCTTTACTCCGGAAATGTTGTTCAAAGTAGACCCGGCGGCCTTAATGTAGTCACCTGCTATGTAACCTGCATCTACAAACCCGTTGTCAGAGTCAGTAATCCGATCCGCACCATCGGTGCCGGTGCCGTCTTCGAAAGCGAAAGTTATCCCAGTGACGAGCTTGGTCGGGTAGCTGTGCTTGCTCATCATCCCATTTACTGCGCCGGTCGAAAGTCGTGTTGCCATTGTGTATCTCCTTGTTATGCCTGAATAGTTACGATGTACCTATCCCCAACTACGGCTGCGCTGGCATACCGACCCGATGGGAAAATGAGTTTATTGACTGTCTGATTGGTAAATGTTCCATCTTCGCTGCCGGTGCAGATGCCCTGCGGCGTGGTGAAGATAATCTCGTCGGAGGTTGCTCCAATCCTATCTTTCGGACAGACAACGTCCGAACCTTCGATAACTCCAGAGCCGAACTTCAGCACTCTCTTCAACTTCTTCCACTCCGTGCCCTGGTAGAACATGACCTGAGAAGTTGTCCCAACCCACAACCCGTTCGGCGTCGGCCGAAGCATCGTTATCCGGTTGGGGAAGAGTTTCATATCGCCGTGCAGATCAAAGACTCCGTAGAACGATGAAATCGAGGCGAAGACTGCGTTGTCTTTGGCGATGAGCGCACGACTGGCGAACCAGCTTACGAGGTGGCCGGACGGAGGATTTGAGTAAATAGTATTGGGATTTCCCGGCGCAGTAAACGTTCCTTTCTCCCATGTGTAGTCCTTACCTTTGAAGACATACCCTCTCTCGTATCCGTTGAGGTAGTAAATCCTGCCGGCGATTGGGTAGTAGCGCATCCGCGCTCCCGCGGTAAGATCCGTCCGCAGGGCGACCCGGGAGTAGTCCGGGAACATCTGGTAAAGCGTGGTGCCGGCGACGAACAGGCAGGTCTCTCCATCGGAGAAACCACACTGCGAAGCTTCCGCCCGTTTGATCGTTCTTCCGAGTCTTCTCGACGGACGGCCGGAGTTGTCAATATTTACATTGACTGCCTGGGCAAGTTCGGTAACTCCGGTCTTCAGGTCGTAACTTATCCGTACCGGGTCAAGAGCGTTATTCAGCCCGGTTGTCGACTTGAAGAGAGGTATGAACTTTGCTTGCGCCATGTTACGTCCTGTACGCGGGGTCGGACCCTACTCTGGTTTCTAGGTTGTGCAAACGTCTGAAAGCTGATCGGCCGTCAGAAACGTACTCATTAAAGGCTACCAAATGATCTTTCGCCTTGACCGGGTCCTGGGCCTCCATGTCGTGGTGGTTGAACGCCTTGTAGGCCGCCCACTCGATGCACGCTCGCTGGAAGCGCAAAGGTATCTCGGGAGAAGCGGAGTTTACATCCGCCGCTGTTGCTGTGACTGTCGCTCCTGCGCCGCTGATAGCGACGGTTGTGGTCGTGGAAGTCTCTAGTGCAACCGCGGAGATCGAAATTACCTGCCCCGAAGCAGTAGCTGCCAGAGCAGAGGATGCGTCGATAACTGCCGCAAGAGCGGTCGCAACTGCCGTCAGGGTGCCTTCGGTCCCGAGGACTGCGTAGGAGTAGACTACGTCGTTGACGGTCGCAGCGATGACATCTCCAGTGTGGAGAGTGCCTGCCAAGGTAATCGTACTGCTCTTCCTATCAAGCGGGGACCGGCTGTACCTCCACACATGGAGATCAAGAACTAATCCGTTCTCAGTCGCGGTCGGTGTCGGCGCCAGCTTGATAAAGCCTGTCGTCTGGTCAGTTTGCCACTGCGTCGGCATCCCAGTAGCAGTGTCGGTA